AAGGAATATATGGAGATAGGTGTAAAGAATGACGAAGCTTTAATTAAGTTAGCGACAATCATTCAACGTATAGAAAGCGCCCAAGCTAAAGGTGACGGCGGAGAGTTTGACTTTTCAGATCTCCAAGACCTATTAGAAGAGCAAGACGCTATAGAAGGTCAAGTAGAAGAAGTCAACGATAACAACCAGGATAAGGATGCCGAGTAGTATAGCAGGTTCAGGTTATTCCGCTGCAGGAAGTGCTCCATCAGGGACATCTGGTGGTAACACCCTTTCCTATGGTAGAGTAATAGATGTAATTATTGATTCTTTCCACCCTCAATACGAAGATAGAGGTAGCTCACTATCTCTTAATGGTATATTCTACAGAGAGCTCAACGAAGCTACTTCTGAAGATGAAGAAGGTGAACTAAAATTTGCCTATGCTGGAGTCTCTGAATTTAAGAAAATACCTCTCAAAAATGAAATAGTAGAACTAATTGGCGCACCTTCTGAGTTTAGAGATGCTAATGTCTTTAGTACGAAAACATATTGGGTAAGAATAGTTCCGGTATGGAATCACCCTAACCATAATGTATTTCCAGACGTAAGACAATTCCCAGAGCAAGAAGATAACCCCGACTACGGTGAAAACTTCGAACCTAAAGAACATATCGCTCCTATACAAGCATTTCCTGGAGACGTTATTATGGAAGGTAGACACGGTAACAGTATAAGGTTAGGTGGTACTAAACATGATACTAATATCTTTACAGATGGTAATAATAGTGAGCCTTTCACTATCATCAGCAACGGTCAAGCAGAACCTGGTAACGGCGATGACCCAATAGTAGAAGATATAAATAAAGACCCAGCTTCAATATATATGGGTTCAGATCATAAGTTTGAACTAACTCAAGCTAACGAGAAAAGAGATGCATTTGAGGAAGAACCTGATTTAGCAGATGTCTATCAAGGTAGTCAGATTATTTTAAACTCCGGTAGGTTATACTTTAATGCTAAAGAGGATAGCGCATTTATCTCTGCTACTGAAGCTATAGGACTTAATGCTCAATATATAGGAATAGATGGTGAAAAATATGTAGGGTTAGATGCTGAAAAGATATATCTAGGAACTGATGCGTTTAAAGAAAGTGAACCAGTATTACTAGGTCAAACCGCAGTAGATTGGTTAGATGATTTTATATCTCAATTTGAAACTATAGTAAAAGGTATGGCAACAGCACCACCAGCACCTCCAGCATACGTTGCAAAGATGGTAGCTACCGCTAACTCAGTACTACCTGTCATTCCACAAATTAAAAATTTACTTAAACAGCTACTATCTAAAAAAGTATTTACTGAATAATGCCATACGTTAATATACCAGAGAGCAGATTAGGAGGAGTAGTATCAAAACAGATTGGTAAACTACAAGGAGATGTAATTGGTAAAGTTCTAAAACAATCATTTGAGGTAGCTCAAAAGCTACAGGAATCCGGTTGTGCAAATCCAAGAGAGATAAATAGATTAAGAAATAAGCTTAACAGCCTTTCCAACGCTATAAATGGTGTAAATAGTAAATTATCAAAATTTAAATCCCTAACTAGTAAACTTAAAGGTCCATTAGGTGGTTTTAAAGCAGCGTTAAAAATAATACTTTCACTACCTATACCTCAAGCAGTACCTCCCGGTATTGGTTTACCTATAAACATTACTACTAAGTATGCTGATGTAATGCACTTACTTAAAGAGTTTATCAAACAGATAGGTGAACTAATAGAAGCAATAGATACAGCTCTTGGAACACCTGCTAACTCACTTAAGTCTATAGATAGAGTGCTTAAAAAAGCAGAGCTTAATATTAGAACATGTGAGATGAAGCATTCGTTAGATGATAGTATAGCAAGAGGACTTACAGATCAAGACGAACTAATCAGATTAGGTCTAGCTAGGGTAGGTACTAATACTGAAACTGGAGAAGAGGAACTAGATTATATATTTAATAGTCTAGGTCCTAGAATACTATCAGATGTTAATGATGGTAACTATAGGGGAAAATGGGTTTATGATCCTAATCAATTTTACTTTGAAGGAGATAGAGTAACTTACGAAAGCAATGACTGGGAGTGTTTAGAAGATCATCAACCTACAAAAGCAGACTACCCTGGCTCTTCTACTAATAAGTGGAGAAGTATGGCAGAAAACACTGACGAACTTATTACTAGTGATCTAGAAGGAAAACTATTACAAATTAATAACAGTAATCTTGACAGTGAAGTTAAAGATAATCTATCTGATTTTCTTTCAAATTTTAAAAACACATCTACTACTGCTAATACAGACACAGAACTAACAGGCTCTGAATTCATAGCACCAAACGGAGAGATATATACTCTAGATATTGTTAATGATCCCACTTCTCCTAAAATTGCTCCTAGACGTTTTGCAGTCGCAAAAGATCAACAAGGAGTGGTAGTGTTTAGAGGGCCTAAATCATTTAGTTCTTCTACTACAGTATTAATAGATGCATTAAAACTAAGTATTATTAATCAACTTTCTTAACCAAACTATTTATATATATGAAACTGGATCAACTACGTAAAATTATACGAGAAGAAGTTAGAGCAGCTGTTAAGGAGGAGTTACAAGATGTAATGAATGAAGCAGTAAAACATGCTTCTACTCCTTATACAGCAGAAACTCCTAAACCAAAAGACACTAATCTAAAATGGTCAGTACCTCCTAAAAAAGGAAAAACCAACTTAGATGAAATGCTACAAATGACAGCAAATGAAATGACATCGGAAGATGCTAATCAGATTTCAGGAGCTGGCAATGTAAAAAAACCAAACTTTGCTTCAATGATGTCTAATAAAATGGTAAGAGAAAATACAGGGCCAATGCCCGGTCTTGATATATCTAAATTAGACTTTGTAAGTAAAGCAAAAAGCGTATTAGACGCATCAATGAAAAAAGATAAAGCTAGATTAGGATAAAATGGCACTAAACGTTCGTAAAATTGACCCACTAGATCTTCAACCGAGAAAAGCGATTGGAGTTAAACTACCGTTCACAGGTACTGCTGTGTTCAATTCTACATATGTTTCTGCAGATGCTATCAAAACTAATCTAATAAACTACTTTCTTACAGCTAGAGGTGAAAGATACCTTAATCCTAATTTTGGCAATAGTTTAAGAGCTTTATTATTTGACCAACTTACAGAGGATAAAGTAAAAGAAATAGACGCTATCGTTAAAGAAGATCTAAAGTTTTACTTTCCTAGAGTTAAACCTACTGAGATTTCAGTGCAGGGAATACCAGATAGAAACTCAGCACAGTTTTATCTTAAGTATCAGGTAACAGATACTAATATAGAAGATGAACTTGTAATAAACTTTGATCAATAATGGCACAAGAAAGAGACATAAAATATATTAACAGAGAGTTTGGAGACTTCAGACAAGACTTAGTTGAGTTAGCGAAAAATTACTTTCCAGATACTTATAATGATTTCTCAGCTACATCACCCGGTATGATGTTTATCGAAATGGCGTCGTACGTTGGAGATGTACTTTCTTTCTATCAAGATACTCAACTTCAAGAAACATTCCTACAGCACGCACAGAACCCTCAAAACCTATACACCCTTGCATATATGATGGGGTATAGACCAAGAGTTACATCTGCAGCAACTGCTAATATTACAGTAAGTCAAGAAGTATCTGCTACCGGAAGTAACTATCAACCTAACTGGAATCAAGCATTAAGAATAGCTGAAAACAGTACTATAAAATCAACAACTTCTGACAATACAATTTTTGTTTTAGATAACGCAGTAGATTTTAGTTTTTCTAGTAGTTATGATAATACTCAAATTACTATTGAAGAATTAAACGAATCCGACAATACCCCTTCAACATACCTAATAAAAAAAGAGGTAAAAGCAACATCTGGTACAGTACAAACTACTAATTTCAGTATTGGAAGTAGTGAGAAATATAAAACAGTAGAAGTAGTAGACGAGGATATTATAAGAATATTAGACGTAACAGATTCAGAAGGTAACGAATGGTATGAAGTACCTTTTCTAGCTCAAGATACTATCTTTAAAGAAGAACAAAATCTTAGTACCGATGCTACTTTAGCTCCTAGAAATTTAGTTCTACAAAAAGTACCTAGAAGATTTGTATCTAGATTTACTTCGACAGGTATTTTACAACTTCAATTTGGAGCTGGAGTAACTGAAGCAGATGACGAAGAGTTCTTACCTAATCCAGAAAATTTAATACCAGGTAAACAAGATCATGTTGAGAGGTTAGATATTGCATACGATCCTTCTAATTTTCTATTTACAAGAACATACGGATTAGCTCCTTCTAATACAACTCTAACAGTCAGATACCTTAAAGGAGGCGGAGTGGCATCAAATGCTCCAGCAGGCTCTATAACGGAACTAGATCAGGTAACTACAACTGCTTTAGATGACACACAAATAAGCACACTTACTTTTACTAACATCGAACCTGCACAAGGAGGAAAAGATGGAGACACGGTAGAGGAGTTAAGACAAAATGCATTAAAGAGTTACGGTGAACAAAAAAGAGCTGTTACTCTAGATGACTACACAGTAAGAGCTCTATCACTACCTCCTCAATTTGGTTCAATAGCAAAAGTATATGCAACTCAAGATCCTCTTTTAGGTAATAAACAGTCAATATTAGAAAAGAATCCTTTAGCGATTGCTTTATTTATTGTTGCATACGATAATGAAGGAAAGCTTGTTAAAGCTTCTGAATCATTAAAAAATAACCTTAAAAAGTATTTATCTCAATATATGCTAATAACTGATGCTATTGACATCAAAGATGCATTTATAGTAAATATAAAGGTAAAATTTGAAGTAGTGACTTTACCCAATAAAGCGGCTAGAGAAGTACTTACAAACTGTACAATTAAATTACAAGAGTATTTTAAAACTAACAGAATGAACATTAACACTCCTATTAACTTATCAGCGGCATATGCTACACTTGATAAAGTAGATGGGGTACAAACAGTAAAGAATA